TGAGCATCCTGCGAACTAATTACACATAGCGACATAATACGTCACCTATCCTTCATCTTTTGCCTCTGATTCCAGGTCCTTTATCTCCGCAACTATGGAGGCGTTCGATTTGCGCCGGTCGATATTGAGTCCGTGCCTCATAATGGCATAGGCCGCCAATTGATCCTTGGTCATCGCGTCGAGGGGAATATCGGCAAATTTCTCGTCGCCTTCCGACGGATCGCCATCTGTAAAAATCTTACCGGAAGCAAGTTTGCCCGACCCGCCGGCGATAATCTCCGCCGCGTCGATGGGCCATGCCCGCCGCTTCTGATTGGTACCCGCGCTGATTATCTCAACTCTGCCGTCTGCGCCGACATGCCGCCTTAACTGCCTCGCTACCATGCTAACCTTTTCGTGGTCGATCATAAAAATCTCCTAATAAGTTCCGCCACCGCCGCCCGGACGGATACCGGGCGACGGAGCGGAAAGAAGTGCTCGCCTCTCAGGGCTTAATTTTTCTTTGACAGCCTAGCAATATAGTTAATGCCGGTCGCTATCGTGCCGTCGACGACGGTGTAAAGCCTTAGATACCGATACAGCGTCCCGCCTCGCTCATTTGTGAAGGGCAAGATATATCGGCCAGTCGTATCGTCTTTGTCGCTGTCCGTTCGCTTGATTTCCTTTGCGCCGAGGTGCAAGGTCATCCAATCTACGATATTGCCGGCAGTGCCAAAGTCGGCATCAGGTGATAACTGTACGGTAATGTCGTATGTCTCGTCATTGTCGGCGATTTCAAGAGCCGTAACGTCGATAACGATGTTACCCTCAACGAAGCCGCCGCCTAAGTCCAGCACCGCAGCGGCGCTGTCAACCTGCGCAGCGGCGGACGACGCAACCAAACCGGCATCTTTAAGCTCAAGTTCATCATCAACAACTAAATTTCTTCTAGTCATAATTCTTTATCCTTTATTATAGTTAAAGTTTGTCTATGTTACGCGGTAACGGTGCCGGCCTTGACGCCATACAATCGAGCAGCGGCCTTCGGATGCTTTACGCACATCCCGACAAACCACTCCACTCGTGTACGATACGCAGGCTTCGTCTCTAATTCGCCAAGATCGCGAACGCTCGGAATGTCATTTTGGATGCCGTGCAACGTATCGTCGCTAAGCGATACACAATAAATCGAAGTACCCACGCTAGACCCGCCGCCTGGATTCGCCTCGTCGAAGGCAAGGATCGCAGACCCTGTCTCGTCGGTGTCGGTTACCAGTATGGGTAAATCATTGTACAGGGTAACGGTGCGGCCAAAGGCGTCCACGCTAAAGGTGATAAATCCGCCGACCGTATAGGTGCGAGCGGCGGTGGTAAGAGATCGCCGAACGGCCTTGCTCATTATTAAGTGAGTTGGATTTTCAACCGCGTCAATCAGTTCGTCAAGTTTGGCGAGCGTCAAAACGTCGCCGCCGGACGTACTGCCCTGGGCGATCAATTGATCGCCGGTCAGCCTTACCTGCAATCCGTCAAACTCGTTCGGCGTGCTCTGTACGTCTCCTTTGATAAACGTCTTATCAAATCGCTTGGCAAGACTTTTAATCTTCATTTTCTCCTGAATACTTCGCTGGTCCGGCCCCATCGTCTCCACGATATACGTATCAACGTCAAGATCGCCACCGGCAATCGACAGAACCTCTGTTACCGGGTTCAAGATACCAGTCGCTTCGCTATAAGAACCGTTTACTCCGCGAAAGCCGATTCCCGGCAAGGTCTGCTCTTGATTGTAGGTAATCGAATTGCCGGGAATGCTGGTAACCGGAAGCGCCCCCAATACGGCGGAGCTTTCGGCGTAAATCTCGATAATCGCCCTCTGTAATTCGTTGCCAGATTGCAACTTTGCAGCTTCAACAACTGTAAGCATTTTAATTATCCTTCATCTTCTTTATATACTATATTTTTTCGCCGCATTTCCGACAGTCTGTCGGGGGCGGGCAATTTTGAAAACTCATCGCCAGACACTTGCTTTGACTTCGGGGGATCGACGCCGTCCCGCCTAAGTCGCTTCGCCACCGCATCATTGACCGCCTCTCGCCATATCTTCTCAATCTCTGCGATGTTCGCATCTGTATTATTTTTATCCTCTTTTGCGACAAACTTTGTCAGGGCGATAGGAATGCCTTTGCCCGAAAGCAAGTCTTTTGCCTCGTTAGATATTCGCTCCAGCGCAAGCTCCGATTCCTTCGCCTTCGATTGCCGCTCCTGCTCTGCCAGTTTATCCTCTAGCTCCTTTAATCGTTTTTGTTCCGGCGTCTCAGCAGGGTTAAGCTCGGCGGTTACTTTGTCCCTTTCCTCTTTCAACAGATTAGGAAGGCTATTTGCTTTCCAGGTCTCAATCGCCTTGTCAAAGTGCCGATCTTTTTCCGACCGCAAATATCGTTGTCCTTCATCCGTTGTTTCCAAGAAATCGACAACTTCCGGCAGTTCTATCTTTTTCAGACCCGCCACAAATTCCGCGACTTCTTTGTCCTCTTCGTTTTCGTTAAAGTAATTTTTTACGTCGTCTAAAGTTATCATGGTTTCTCCAAAGCAATGCCCCGCAGTGTCCGCCCGCGAGTAATCCTGTTTATTCGACTTGACTAAATTCAATATGGCATTTGCAATTGCAATCGTCGGCGGGATCGCCCGACAGCCCCGGTCCCTCCGATTGATTTCCGCTGGGATACACAAACAAGTCGTCGTCGTCCGCCTCCTGTCCATCCATCGACTGATGGTCCCTCGGCCATCCTTGCGGGCTTGCTCGCCATATCCTTCGATATTTTACACCCTTTTTCTCCGCTCTGCTTATCGCTAATAAATCCCCTTCCGTCGCCGCCCGGTGCATTTCGGTCTCAATCAAACGCTTGGCTTGCGACGCCGACTTGCCCATAGTGGACTTTATGCGTTTCACGAGTTCTGTTTGCGGCTCACCCTTGGCAAGCGACCTTCGCAGTTCGCCGATGATATTACGAGTCGCATCCTGCGATCTTATAGCTATTCTGGCCTTCCACCCTTTAGTGTCTTTTTTATTCGCCACGTAGCCGAGCAGCACGGCGGTCCCGATGGGAGCCAATGCAATTAGGCCGCCCGAATCTTTACGTATTACATCGGAGGTAAAATAATAACCGTATTTACAGGCGTCTTTTATCCCCTTTTCCTCTATGTACGCCTCGTCGTCGGAAACTTCTCTGATTATTTTTTGTATTTTGCCGTGTATATTTTCTTTTGATATTGCCGCCACGCTAAGTCGCCCCTCCGCGTCGGCGTATTTTTCGTACATATACGACACGACGGCCCTTACTCTGTCCAGCCCCCTTTTGTATTTTTTCAATATCTCTCTGGCGTAGGATTTTATGATCCGATCCCGACCTTTAACGCCGACCTTGTACATATCACTCTGCATCTTCGCCGCCCACGGAATCAATATCCAAATAGTCCGTCTTCTCATCTTCGATTCGCCGCATCTCCTCCTCGACGTCCGTAACGAACGGCATTTGCTCAACCAACGTTCGCTGCGATACTATGCCGGCAATCTTGCTGGCTACGTCAGCGGCGGTTATCAGCTCCACAGGCAAATTGCGCGTAAACGAGAAGCGTATATCGTTGTAATTTAAGTCAATGCCGCTGGATTTCCACACTCCGCAAACCAGATAAAACATATCGCGAAGGCCGGCAACGAATTTTCGTTCCTTTTTCTTGGCCTTGTTTTCCAACCCCAGCAATTTCCATTTTCTACTCTCCCCCGTCTGCCCGCCGCCGCTAAAATCAGAATCGCCCATATCGACGGTCTTTGAGAAACGATAGATATTGCTTTTGAGTACCTCTAACTGGTGCTTGTTGAATTCGCAGTTGATGTCTTTAATTAAAAAAGACATGGCGGAATCTTCCGGTAACTCTATTACGCCGGTCTCCCGCATTTTGCGGACCTCATCGCTCGCTATGCTTGCGCCGATGATCGTCAAATACGCTTGTCGAAATTCGTCTAATTCGTCCTGGTTATTGCTAACCAGTTTGTCATAAGAGTCGATAAGCCTATTTACCTTCTCGAAATCTCCGATCATGTTAGAGTTGTTCAGGAACCGGACTACGGGGATGTCGATAAAATTGTGCGAAACCGACGGCCTGTCTTCTACATACACCGCCGTATTGCCTTGGGTCGTGCCGTTTATCTGTTTGTAAAAATATATATTATTTTTATCGTAAACCTCGGCCTTTAATATCGAGTTGCCCTGTTCGTCCTCCCCTTGATAACAATATATAACGTCGGTCTCGTTGCCGTCCCGGTCCGTCACCCGGATCGTATTCCACGGCTCCAGCAGCATGATTGTGATTTCGCCGGCAGAGTTTATCCGCAACAGTCTGTCGGCGAATCCGCAAACGCCGCACATTTCGCCGGTTTCAGAGTCGAGGTCTTCGATGCTGTTTAACCTTAAAAATTCGTCAAGCGTTTTTTGGTATTCTACTCTTTTCTTTTCGTCAACCACCGCATCCTTAGCGATAGAATACGATATTGGGGAGCCGAACATATAGCCGACGCATTGATCTACTATCAGGCCTCGCCAGTCATTGGCTAATTTATTGCAACTGGATCGGCCCGTGGCCGGCGACCGGCGATGAATGGCTAAAGATTCGGCGGTATAGGATTTATAAAGCCCGGAAAGCGACTTGGCGCTATCGCTGTAATTAGATATATATTTGCCTATTTTTCCCGCCTCGATCATTTATACGCACTCCCTGCTCTGGCCTCTCTGTAATCCCGCTGCTGTTTCTCCCTCGTCATTCTGTTCCATTCCGCCAGGTTATAGCTTTGGCTCTGAGGGATAATCGGCACGTCAAAAATGTTACGACCGGCTCTGGCCGTTCGATTCTGTTTTTGCAACATGGAATAAGCTATGCTTACTGCGTCGATTAAATTATCCTTACACCCCGTTTGCCCGGAAAAGTGGGCACATTCGATCAAGAAAGTCTGTGCCCACGAGCCTTTGACCAGATACACCTTGCCCCGCTCCGCAAGCGACGCCCAGGGGAGGGATCGAGTTAATTTATCTTTATCGACAACAACCTCTTTTATACGAACAGTTTGCAGCTCTGCATCTTGTTTAAGATCGTCGATAAGGCCGCCTTGCTGCCCGACCTTCTCCACGCCCACCGGACATCTTTCAAACAATGCCGTGGCCTTAATAACCGCTCTGGTCTGCGGCCACTCCCTCTTGAAATTCTGTCCCTCTCTTAAATATAAATTCCCCGCATCGTCCATCGCCGCCTGAATGCTTGCGGTGAAGTCGGCGCTCTTTTTGACGCTAACCGCAAGGTCCCAGCCCCTCACCCATCTCAGATTGTCCGGCACATCGCTTTCGTTTATAAGGATAAACCATTCAGGCTTGATATGCCCGCCGCCCCTGGGGGCCGGTCGCTGCTGATACAACGCAGACCATTCGTACGACGTAATCGACGACTTTATCTTTTGCAAGGCCTCGACGTTGTACTTGTTAGGCCATAACGCCTCGCCATCGGCTTTTCTAGGATCGAGCGGATATATATTGTCGGCGTCCGATTCAAACTCCGCCAGAATGGATATTATCTTCCACCTGTCGGCCTTGTCGTCCGACGACATTGTATTTAAAATTCGTCCGGCCAGGTCGTCCTCGTGCCACCGGGTCATAAGCAATATCATCTTGGCGTTCTTTTCCAGCCGCGTGCGAAACGTGGAGAAATACCAGTCTGCAACCTTGCGGCGATACGCCTCAGACTCCGCCTCCTCGCGATTCTTGACCGGATCGTCGATAATGCCCACGTTGGCGCCACGGCCCGTTATCGCCCCGCCGACGCCGCAGCCAATGTACCGACCGTAATTTCCGACGATCTCAAATTCGCTCGATGTCCGCTTGGCAATGTTACCGCTGGCGCCAAAACTGGAATTTGCGATCCGGGTTAGCGGGTATATCTCAGAATACGCACGGCCAACCATGATCCGCTGTGCGTCGCGACACATAGACTCCTGTAACTCGGCACCGTAGCTGGCCCCGATAACCGCAGCGCTCGGATCGCGACCTAAAATGTAAGGGGGCAAAAACCTGGATACGATCTCCGATTTGCCGTGACGGGGCGGCATGAAAATCATCAAATTGTAATCCGCCTCGCCGCTGTAAAGCATGTAGTCAATCTCGTCGCAAATTGCGCGATGGAACCACTGGGCGTCATAATATCTGTTGTGTAAATCACGGAAAACGTATGACACAAAATCAATCAGGCGACCATTAGCGCTGCGGCGACGAAGCTCGGCAAACTTAGAGGCTACAAGAGGGGCTGTATCCTTTTTTACCATTTGCGGGAACCACCGGTACGTATTCCAAGGGAAATACGGGGACAAAGGAATGTAAGGATCGCGAAAAAAATCGTTCGGATCATAATTGTTGTGTGCAAAAACAAAGGCGCCGTGCGTCGCGGCGGTAGGCGACGAATCGCAGCCGCTTAACAATAATAAGGTAAGGCAGAATATAAGTAAGTATTTTAGCAATTCCTACCACGGTATGGGGGGTTGATGGATTTTGGTTACTAGGTTGCGAGGCAGAGCTTTAGCTTTTGGGCGTCGTAAACAGAACCCCCCTATGGTCTGTGTTACTAATCTGTGACTAATTATTTGGCCGATGAGCATAAGCCTTTGGGTAATAGGGGGTTACGATTTCCGCTCACTGGATATATTATCCAGTGGCTTTTGCCTCAACACCAAGTCAAACCCCTTTGCCCGGAACTCGGCTGTAAGGTAGTCAAATAGGTCGTTCAGTAACTCTTTGTCCGTAACGCCCTTAAACCGTTGCTCTATAAGCTCTTGCGGCTGCTCAAGGTACTTGTCCGCGAGCTTGCTTAGCTGAACAAGGATCGTTGCGAACTTGGCAGGGTCTTGAGCCTTGAGCTTCTTAAGCCAGGCCTCGCCGCCTTCGCCTGCAACCTTGACGATTAGACGTAAGACGTTAGGTAGTAACGACTTAGCGTCGGCGTCATTGCTACTACGGGGCGTAGTAGGTGAAGATGACTTTGTCTCAAGTGTCTCATTAGGCATAAAAAGTGTCTCACTCTGTCTCAATATACTGTAAGAAGTGGTAGTGAATTATGCCTAAAAAAAGGAGTTGTAATGCTTTTTGAGGGCCTTTTTGACAAGGCTGGTGTAGTTGTGGGCGGTTTTCTTGGCAATCCCTAGCCTCTTGGCTATAACTTCTGTGTCCATACCCACAAGGTGTTTCAAAAAATAAACATAAACCATTTTCTTCGTGCATCCCGGTGAATCAAGAGCTATACCTGGTAAATTTCTCGCAGCCTCTACGAATCGCTCAATGGGGAAATCATTCAGGTCTTTTGCTTTTTTGCCAACAGTGGCCGCGTGGAGGCCCCTTAGCTTATACTCCATCATCTTGTTAGCCCACGTGGACAGCCTCGCCCTCTCTGGATCGTGCGTTCGCACCGCCTCGATGTACGCATCTTCCAGGGTGGCGTATAGCTCCTCTCTGATTGGCAATAGCTTTTTGCGGATAATGAAGTCCCATATCAATCCATAGTTATCCACGACCATTTTTTGTTGCTTTAAGGTCAATTTTTCGTTCGCTTTTTGTGACATTTTTTGTGACATTTTTTGTGACATTTTTTTAAATCTCTTACGCGTCTTACGCGTCTTACGCCTGGGTTAACAAACTATTCAGATCGCCGCCCCCGGGGAGACTTTTACAACCCACGCGTAAGACGCGTAAGACGCGTAAGAAACCCCATTTTTAGGCCAATAATGCGGCTTGAACTGGTCGGCCCAATGGCCAATTTTCCGTCAACATCGCTGTAATCGGCCCGCGCGCAAAAGTCAAAATTCGCAATTTTGCGAATTTCTTGCAACTCTTGCCACCCCTTACCCCGGTGACATTTTTTGCACATTTCTAGTAAAAGCCTGTCTAGATTATGGCTACGATTCCAGGTCATTTTCTCCCTTTTCAGCCTGGTCGGCCCGAAGGCCAACTCCTCGCCAGCATCGCTGCGATTGACCTGCAAAGTACTCAGTTTTGCTGACACATCCGCGATCTTTAAGCCGGTTAGAAAATTCTTTAGGCCCTAACATATATCTAACGCCCTCGGCGTGGCAATACTCCTCATAGCGCTTCCTGATCTCCGCCGACGGCGTTACCGCCGCCCCGAAGAATTCGCAGCAGTCCTCGAAAAAGTCTTTCAGGGGGTTCTGGTCGGCCCGATAGTCCTCGGTCGCATCCTCTACAATATCCGGCACGCCCAGCCCGTCTTTTTGCCACCGCAAACAGCCCTGTATCGCCCAGGCCAAAATACCCGACCTCGCGGCCATGTCGCTCTTTAATTTTGCCTTGACGCTGGCCTGGCGGTCTTTTTTGGGCACTACATACTCGAAGGGCAATCGCAGTATTCTTCGCCACATCGCCCCGTCGGTGTCGGATACCCTTGGCGCGTCGTTGGCGGCGAGCCAGAGCTTGAATTGCGGCATAAATTCAAACGATTCTTGATATAGAAATCTTGCCCGGACGGTATCGCCGCCTGTTAGTTGCTTGACCAGTCCCTCGGCCAGCCTCGTCCCTTTGTCGGTCTCGATACTGCTCACGAATCGGCATCCGGCCAGCGCCGCCACGTCGTTGCGCGTCCCGCCGCCAAATTTCTTATATAGGAAAGTCTCGAAATCGGCGGTCTGGGCATAATCGCCCATCATGGCCTTAATGCTCTCCAAAAAAGTACTTTTCCCCGTACCTTCCGGTCCGTGGACGAAAAACAGCTTTTCTTCACCCGTATCGCCCGTAAGCGAGTATCCGACGGATGTTTGCAGGAACTCCATGAGAGGATAATCGCCCTGGCAGGCGACGACGAGGAAGTCCAGCCAGGGCTTTTGGTCGGCGTCGGGATCGTATTCTACGGGGCATAGCTTGGTTATCAGGTCGTTTTTATCGTGATCCAATAATTTGCCGGTTCGTAAGTCGATAGTTCCATTCAGGACGTTAAGTTTCCAGATGTCCGTATCGAACGACTCAGCATAGACGCACATTTCCGGCTCTCGTGCCGCCCACCATAACATATTGGCTGCCTGGGGGCGGGAGTCGGATCGGATGGCGTGCTTGCTGATCTGTGACCGCTCAAAATCGGTGGTCGCGTTGGCGGCGTCGGCGTAGATGGCCTGTATGACCTCTTGTGCACTACTGCTCACCTGTTCGCAGTTATTCGTCCTCCATACCTTCCCGTCATAATATAGCCATTTTTCCCATGTGTGGCAATATCGCAGCTTGTTTTTGTGCATATTAGCAAATCGCTTGCCGTTGCCGGACTCGGTCAATGCGTATTTTTCGATCTTACCTTGCAATACAGGGACGTATTCGCCCTCCTCTTCGATAAGGCCCAACAGGTCGTCAATCGTATTCCCCTTGTCCAGCCAGTCAGACACGTCGCCCTTGACCGGCAGATCGGGCAACTCCACCACCTTAATCACGTCGGGCGGCTCTTTATGCGTCGATAGCGATTGAGCTATGATCTCTGCGGCCTTTTTGCCGGGATCGTCGTTATCGGGCAATATGGCTACTTTGTGGCCTGCAAGGTGCTCGTTATATTTTTGCCGCCATTTGCCCGCCCCGCTGGGATAGGTCGTGGCCAGCAATTCTGGGGACGAGGGGGAATGGTAATAAGCCCTAGTATTGAGCCTATCGGCGTCCTTCTCCCCCTCCACTATAACAATCCAGGCCGCTCTCGGCTCCGCCCTCGCAATTTCCGGCAGATTGTAGAGGGCGTAATACCTAGATATACCCTTCCATACCCAACCGCCCTTGCCGTCCGGGCGCCGCTGGAGAAAATTCTTTGGCTCGTAGCGAACGACCTCGAATAGCAGCTTGCCCGATTCACTGTAATATGGATAAGTTTTTGTTATTTTGCGCGTTTCTTTTTTGATGTCCAACTTTAGCGCCTTTAAAACTTCCGGCCCCTGCGCCTTGCAGGCGTGGCAATACATGCTTACAATGCCTGTGGATGGGTCGTTTTTTATTGACAGGGACGCCCTGTTATCGTCGTGGCATGGACATATCGCCTGCCATTGATTTTGGGACGCCTGTTTGACGCCGCCAAGAAGAGGGATAATCTTATTTATCATAAAGCATACAAAATATCATTTTCTCACAGCAATTTTTCTAAGGTTCGGACCACCCGTTCCCATTCCTCGTATAAATCGTCCGGCCCGACGTACCTGCGGGAGCCGAGCCAGAATAGCCGGTGCAATAAAAGATGGATCGCTTCGTGGAGGGCGTGCAAGGCGGGGTCAAAGATTTTGGCGTCTTCGTCGCTTACTTCCCTGCACAGACAAACTACTGCATACTTGCCGGCTTCATTCACTTCGATGCTCGCAAAGCCGCCCTCTATGGCCTCCTGCCGGAAATAAATGCGGTAACTCTTTAACCCGAATCGCTCGGCCCAAAGCCTGAATTCTTGTCGAAATATCCGATACTGTGTCTGCGTCACCTTCATGAACTATTCTTCCCGCTACCACAAATAAGGTTGTTTCAATTCTTTTTCTATCCTTTGCCTCGTCATTTCCGCGTAATCTTCGTTTAATTCGATCCCTACACAGCGTCGCCCATGCTTTATCGCCGCCATCGCCGTCGTCCCGCTGCCCATAAACGGGTCAAGTACAACACAAGGGGCCGGTTCGCCGCCGCATTCGCAGCTTAGGCTCCAGCCGATAGTCTTACTATTAGTACAATGCCTTCCAGGGTCGCCATGAATTTTCCCTAACTCGTCTTGGCGTATATTTTTTGGTATCGGCCTTGTTTCGTATGTTTCTTTTTCCACCACTCTCTCCCACGGCTTGCCGCATTGTGGACAGCAGCCCACTTCCGACGTACCTGCCAGGATACACGGCTCGACGAGCTTTAGCGGGAAGGTGGCGTAATGACTCAGCCACTGATCGAACGCGCCGCAGATCGGACAGATCGGCTTATCGTCCTCCGTCCGTTTCATATTCTTGAACCCCTGCTCAAAAAAAGTCTTGCAGCTTTTGCAGAACTCGCCGGGAAACGGTTGCGTCGGGATTGTCCAGACGGAGCGTTTATTGCGAGCTTCAACGACATGTCTATCCTTTTCATAGTTTATTCGCCTATCGCCGTTTGATGTATTTCCGATTGCCCTTGTTGCATTGACTGGTCTATCTCGCTGTGTTGCGAGGTTGGCTTGTTCCTTAATCGCCTCATTATCGAAGTAATATCGCGGCTTCTTCGCCAGCAGGAACAGATATTCCGATGCCTTCGTACATCTATCCTCGCAGCTTTCCGGCATGGGGTTCGGTTTGGCCCAGACAATATCCTGCCTGAGCCACCACCCGTCCGCCTGCAGCGCCAGCGCTAGTCGCCAGGGGATACCGCAGAGGTCTTTGGACTTGAGTGTGTGATGTTTTCCGTCAGAAGGTCTTGTTTGTTTTGGTCCGCCTATATGATGATGTGGCTTATTGATAGAAACATCACGCCTCGCTGCCTGGTATTCCGGTGATCCCTGACCGCTTTGCCCCTTGCCGCCCCAGTAGCTATCGCCCATATTAAGCCAAACCGTGCCGTCGTCGCGCAGCACGCGGCGTATCTCTCGGAATATCGTTACCATTTTATCAATATATTCTTCCGGCGTAGATTCTAATCCTAGCTGCTGATCAATGCGGCGCGCGCCGCATTTATGACAAATCATATCTATTTTTGATACGCCATCACGCAAACGACTTTCGTCCGCCGTGCGACCTTGCCTTGCCTCGCTTACGTCTTTACCCAGATTCCTATTTCGTTGCTTCTCGTTTACGTGATCGCACTCCGGATCGCCGCCTTCCCACTGCGCCGTGCCGTAATCTCTTAGGCCGTAATACGGAGGATATGTGATTACGCAATGGACGCTGCCGCTTTCCATCGTCCGCAGCGATTCCAGGCAATCCCCCTGATAGATCGTGATATTCTCGCCGAGCTGTAATTTTTTGCTCATTGCAATTTTCCTTTAATATCTATTAGATACGGATCATCTTCTTTGGATGCGTTCCT